CCATAACCACTTACTCCAGTCCATCCTAGTCCAGTTAAATTAAGACTAGCATCGTTTGTTGGTGGAAATAATTCTATATTTTCATTAAATTTATGTCGTAAAGAAAGATAACTATCTATTAATTTTAATTCTTCTTTACTTAAAAAATTTTTAATTATTTTATTTGTTATGCTCTTAGCCATGAAATAATTGAATATCTTTCTCCCTTTATTACAGGATTTACTCTATGTTGATATAAAAAGCTACTAGGAAATATAATAAGTGAATTAGCTTGAGGAGGGACCGTTAAATGAGGAATTTTATCAGCACTTGAACCAAGAGTAGAAAAACATAGTTCCCCTCCTTCATAATCATCATTTACAAAATATATACAGCTAAAAGTTCTTGGATTATTTGCACAATCGTCGTGATGAAAGACATAATGTCCTCCTTTAACATATTTAAGAAATTCAATGTTATTAATTGAAAAACCATTATTTTTTAAAGAAATAGATTGCATATATTTTCTTATATAAGTGCACAAGACATTTCTAAATAAATTACATAAATATTGACAGGTTTTAGATTCATCAAGATTACTTAAACCCCAATGTTCCGTTAATCTAATTTTTTCATTTACTTTGGGATTCCATGTTCCTATAGTAGTATCCTGATGAATTGTTGCTTTTTTAAATTTAGCAATAGGAGATTTACTAATGTCTATAATATTTTCATGAATAGGTTTAGAGAGAACGTTATCATAAATTCTTAAATAACTAACTAAATTTAATGGGTGTGTAAAATCTTCTTTAAAATCTTCTTTCATAATTGAAAGATATCATAAATTAAAAAAATGTAAAGAGTTTAAATTATGGAATCTGTAGTAGATGTTTATATGCTATTCCATTATCTGCGCAATATTTTTCCCATGATCCTGTATGAGGAAAACTTATCACGCTAGGATCAAAATTTTGTAAAGTAGTTTTATAAGTATTCCAAAAACTATACATAGGATTAGTAGGATTATTTTTTAAAAATGCATCAATACGTTGAATTCTTTCATTAAGATGTGTTGTTAACATATCTTCATTTTGTATAACCGTTTCTCCAATAAATTGTCCTGGATCAGTAGGAGATTCTTTAGTTGCTACATCAACAAAAGTAACAGAATCAACAGTAGAAGAATCTACTACTTTAGTGTCTTGTTGAACTCCTGTAAAATCAGAATCTGAAATTTCAATAATTCTATAATCACTTTCAATAATATTAAAACTATTTTTTTCAGTATCATCTTCAGCTATTCTACATAGCTGGTTTATAGAAACATCTTTTGGTAAAATTGCGTAAGCCATATTTATTTCCTACTGTTCATAAACATAGATGATTCCACCTTTTCCAGCGTTTCCTGAAGGATGACCAGTTCCACCAGCAGTTACGTTAGATGTATCTATTATAGTAATATCAGTAGGTATTACTGTTCCACCTGGAGCACTTCCAGCGTTTCCTGCATTTCCATCAGAATTTTGTCCTGCCATTGCACCATTTCCGCCATTACCAGCGTTGGCAGTTCCAACGTTTGTTACTGTCGAAGTTGCACCGGCAGATCCAGCATTTCCATCGTGACCTGGATTTCCACCCGCACCACCAGCTCCGACATTATAAGCTACTGTAGAACCTCCTGTGACAGCTGCAGTATAAAATCCAAAACCACCAGCACCACCGATTCCACCATTTTGTTGCCATGCCCATGAACCGGTAGAATTTTGACCACCTTGCCCACCACCGGCTCCACCAATATATGCAATTACTTGACTTGAATTAGCTGATGTATCAAAATTTCCAGAAGCAGGTCCTGCAGCTATTTTTAATAAGTTAAGAGGTCCAGACCCACCTGATCCTGAAGAAGCAGTAATAATTCTTCCTTCTGAATCTACAGTAATGTCGGCTGTAGTATAGGTCCCTTTAGCCATTTTAATTATTTTAGGCATCTTTTAATATCCTCCTTTATTAGTCAGCCATTTCCTCATAAGAAACATGCCATGCTAAATCACTTGCTGTTCCTGCGGTAACGGCTAATAAATCTGTTTCATCTAACCAAATAGGTCCAGTAGAATCCAAAAAACTTAATGTTGAATCTGCTGGAACAGAAATCGTACTTCCAATTTTATAATAAGTGCTTCCATTGTCATTACTAACTTCTATTGTAACGTCACATGCGTTAGTGCCATCTACATTAGCGATTAAAATCGTATTTACTTTTGCAGCATATTCTGCTGTTACATCAATCATAGTTGTTCTGTTTGTATCGCCCAAGTTGCCCATAGCATTCTTAGGTGTTATCGTTGAGACTGACGCTAGATTCGGTGTTGCCATAATTTAATTCCTTTACTTGTTTATCAAAAAAGCATCGCTAGTACAAGAGCTTTTCCTGTGGATATACCAAATCCTGAGGTAGCTGTCCACTGCATATTTCCTGAACTATCTGATGTTGTTAGTGCATAATCTGCCCCACCAGCTACTGCTGCTGGAAGCGTTATTGTATAAGAGCCACTTACTGTAGATGGGGCATCTAAGCCCACATAAGCTGAAGTATCAGCGTCTCCTAATTTTAATGCATTAGCATTAGCTAATGTAATTTCTGAAGATGTAGCGAATACATCCACCATATCAGGATTAGTGCCATCATTAGCCGTTGCATAAATGATTTTTGTACCTTTGTCTGTAGAAGACCATTGTACCGTAGATCCTGAACCAGATACATATTTAAATGTAACTGTGTATGCACCTGATGAGTTATTTTTAATTATATACAAATCTTGAACATCTATAGGAATTGTTACCGTAGTAGCTTCACCAATTGTTCCTGTAAATTCTATAATTCTGTGAGCAAGAGTTGCTCCTGTTGATCCATCCGAAACAGATAATGTAGTAGGGGTTGATGCGATGGATTGTGTTGTATAACCACCAGCTAATTGTTCTATAATTTCTAAGTTAGTATTAGTTTTTGTTCCCCATGTACCAGCGTTTTCGCCAGTTGCCATTTTTTCAACACCTAATGGTGTATATGTTGAAGCCATAATTTATCTCCTGCTTAATAGTTTATTTTTATTTTGTTTTATACATAATGTCAATATCATATATTAATCAGGTGGTGTTTTTTTACTCCAACTACCACCTTGTGTAGCTGTAGACTGACTATAACTACCCCCTTGTGTAGCTGTTTTTTTACTCCAACTACCACCTTGTGTAGCTGTAGATTTATTCCAAGCTATTGGACCACCAATTTGTCCTAGACTAATAGTAGCAGAAATACCAGTTAATCCCATAACCATTTCTGTTGGGGAAATAGATCCTACTCCAGTCGTTGCTACTCCTGCAGTTGATAATCCTACAGCCATTTCTGTTGGGGAAATAGATCCTACTGAAGCTGTTGCACCTACTCCTGTTATATCTATTAATTCAACACTTGCAGTTGTTATAGATCCTACTGAAGCAGTAGCTTCTATTCCTGTTAAACCCATTACATCAGCCGGTGCAATAGATCCTACCGAAGCAGTAACTCCAATTCCTGTTAAAGATTGTACAATTGCAGGATCAACTGAACCTAAAGAAATAGTTGCTGAAACCCCTGTTAATCCCATGACATCCGCAGGAGAAATAGAACCTACAGAAGCAGTAGCATCTACTCCAGTTAATCCCATGACATCCGCTGGTGCAATAGACCCTACTGATGAGGTTCCACTTAATCCTGTTAGTTGAACTAATTTATTAAATGAATCTCCCCATGGTTCTTCACCCCAGCCATTTCTTCCCCAGCCAACTAACGTACCAGCATTATCAAAATCTCCTACGCTGGCAGTAGCACTAATACCTGATAAAGCTATGATAGAAGTTAAATCTAAAGAAGGAGACCCTACAGAAGCAGTTAATGTTGAAGGAGCAGTAAGTTCTGCAGTAATAATTTGAGCAGCAGTTACACTTCCTACACTAGTTGTTGCACTTAAACCTGATAAAGCTACGGAATATTCTACACCCCAACCAGAGTTGCCCCATTGCTGCCTACCCCAACCTTCCTCAGGAAAAGCTGAAATAGAACCTACACTAGAAGTTAATGCTGAAGGAGCAGTTAATGATTGAGTAATTGTATTAGATGCCCAGGCATTTTCATTCCAGGCTACCGAGGGATCGTCCCCGCCCCAAACTGATGTAGACATAAGGAGTCCCTCCTTATGCTATTCTTACTATAGCTGTTGAAGCTGCTGCTGCAGGGAATTGAATTGTAAATGTTCCACTAGAAACTGTTTTATCTCCACCAAATGCCACTGCACAAACTGCTGCGTCTGTTGAATGTGAATCATTAAAAATTAAACATCCATTAGCTGTGAATGAAGCTGATGTCCAAGAGACATCTGCAAAATCACAAACTGCTGTGGATGAATCCAATGTTGGTGTAACACTTGTTAAAGCTTTTCCTTTTGCACTATACGCTGTTCCTGAAGTATTTGTTATTTCATTAGAACTTGAATAAGCAGTTGTGGATGCTCCTAAAGTTGCTGAACTTGTGTATAAAGCTAAATTAAAAGTGTTTCCAGTAGAAGCTGTAAAATTATGTTCTGCTTCTAAAATTTCTTGTTTAAAGCTATTACAAATTGCCGATGTTATTGCCATAATGTTTTACTCCTATTATTGAGGCGGTGATTCGATCGGTATACGAACAGTACCATCCGTATAATCGTCTCTTCTTCGTCTCCCAATTTGCACACTTGCAAATTTAGTTAATTCCTGTTTATATTTATTTTCATATAATGTCAACATATCTGTTGGACCTTTTAAAAACCCATATGCCTCCACCAAGGAAGCATAAAGTAGCCCTTGTGGGAAATATTTGCTTATATAAGTCCCGGAAGTCTCTGTTTCTAATCCTGTTGGCACTATATTGCCATGAATATTTATTAAATAATTAGCATCCGGAGTAGGAGCCATTATAATATTTCCTGAAGTAGTTGAGGCAGTTC